ATTAGGGGGGTTAGGATTGGCATCCAATCAAGTAGGATTGCCCTATCGTGTGTTTGTATTTGGTAATGCCGAACAGCGATACGCCTTGTTCAATCCTAACGTGATTGGTGTAAGCAAAGAACAAACCACGATGGAAGAAGGGTGTACATCATTGCCAGGATTCCTGTTAACATTGCAGCGTCCGTCTGAAGTCACTGTGGAGTATCAAGATGTGTCTGGTACAACTCAACGCATGTCATTTAAAAATATTGCTGCTCGTGTGGTGTTACATGAATATGACCATATGGAAGGATTGAACTTCACACATCATGCGTCAAACTTCAAGTTGCGTTGGGAACTAAATAAATTAAAGAAGAAGAATAAGAAAATTCAACGCAAGGGGAAATATGGAAAATAATGATTTTGATTTTGGATTTACGTTTACAGACGACGAATTCTCTGGATCTCCAATTTCTCCCACATCACAGCAACCTACACTAGTTGACCCAGAATTTAAAGATGAATTATTTTTAAAGATTCAAAAATTAGAGCGACAAATAGAGGGGTTAACTGAAGGCGACACATCAGATTTGATTGAACAGCACAAACTGTTAGTAACAAAAGAAGTACATGGTAAGTTACAAGAAGTTGAACAAATGATTCTTCCGCTTCTTTACAATTTGCAAAAGAATCCTGAAAAGGAATATATTCATTGGCCTAATCGTAAAGACATTATACAAAAACAAATTGAGCGAATTCTAAAGGTGACGAAATATTATGGAGAAACTTGAAATTTCATCAGGCAATGCCGTTAATGCTTTTACAGATAGGGCCTTATCAAAGGTACACACATTTTATTTGTCAGGTGATGTAAAGCCGCCAGCAGAATATGTGCAGTGGTTTGAAACTATTCGCAATGCTAGTGAAAATGATGTAATTATGGTACACATTAATAGTTACGGCGGAGATTTATTCACCGCCATTCAATTCATGCGTGTTTTTAATGAAACCAAAGCAAATGTAGTGGCATCAGTTGAGGGTACATGTATGAGTGCCGCCACCATCATCTTCTTATCAGCCAAACATTGGGAAATTAGTAAACATTCCATGTTCATGTTCCACAATTACGCCAGTGCTATAGTTGGCAAGGGTGGAGAAATGTATGATAACATTATACATGAGCGCAAGTGGAGTGAAAAACTTTGGCATGATATTTATGGTGGATTTTTAACTGAAAATGAAATAAAATCAATCCTTGATAGCAAGGATATTTGGATGACAGGAGAAGAGGTATCTAAAAGACTACAGGAAAAATTTGCACCAAAGTCTTTAAGAACTCCTAAGAAAACTCCTAAAAAGGCTCCTAAGAAAACTCCTAAAAAGAAGAAAACCTCGTAAGTGCTTATTTTACAATAACTTACGGATAGGGCTTGACAAAGGACTTATTGTGTGCTATATTATTAGTATACGATAAGTCCTTGACGTCCATCAAAAGAGGAAACAATGTCAAACCTTCTAGACAATACAAAGTCTACCTTAGGCAAGCTTTTGGCAGCAGAGAACATTCGCATCGAGCACCGACAGGTTAAAGGACCTAGCTTTGATGTCAAGGACCGCGTTCTTGTTCTTCCCATCTGGAAGGAAGTTGACGCAGACCTCTATGACCTCATGATTGGACATGAGGTGGGTCATGCGCTGTACACTCCTCCTGATGGTTGGCTGGACGAGGCGAGGGAGATGGGCATCAATTTCAAAAATATTCTCAATATTGTTGAGGATGCACGAATCGAAAAGTTGATGAAGCAGAAGTTCCCAGGTCTTCGAAAACCCATGTACAATGGATATTCTCAACTGGTAGAGCGAGGATTTTTTGGGATTAACATGGATGACATAAAGCATCTTCCGTTTGCCGACCGGATTAATGCATATTTCAAACTAGGAGTTCGTTCTGGAGTCACCTTCACGGAGGATGAGACACACCTTGTCACCCGGATCGAGGCTGCTGATACCTGGGATGAAGTACTGTCTTTGTCTAGGGAATTGTTTAACATTGCAGAAAGTGAATTCGACGATATTTCTGAAGATATTATTGATAATCTTGATTCGCTTACCGATGCAACTGAAAACATGCAGGAAGGTCAAGGTGATTCACAATACTCAGAGGGTGATGTAGACGGCAATCCTCTTCCCTTGCCAGATGTGTTAAATAAGCTGCGCGCCGCCGGCAAATCTAGGGCCGCCGACAAATTAGAACAAATGGCAAAGAGTGAGGAATATCGCAGAGCAATGACTGATTGGGCGGAAAATCAGGATGTTGGATCTATTACTGATGAAGCATTGGAAGCCAATCAGGAAAAGCTTATTGATGATGCAGCATATCCTATCACATACCTCTTTTGGCCTGAATTGAATCATAAGGACTTTGTGATTCCTGCTCGCGTGGTACATCAGCAAATGCGCTCAGAATTTAGTAGTTTCTCTTTGGGGAAAGAGACTAGTGTGTATAATGAATTCATGCGCACTAACCGAAACTATATTAGTTACCTCGTAAAGGAATTTGAGCTGAAGCGAAATGCCAAACAATTTGCCAAGGCTCGGGTAAGTAAAACTGGTAAATTGGATACTAAGAAACTTTGGCGGTATCAGTTGTCGGAAGATTTGTTCCTACAGTCAACCACAGTCCCTAACGGGAAAAATCATGGAATGCTAATGGTCGTTGACATGTCAAGCTCAATGACTGATAACATGTCAGGCACCATTGAGCAGATTGTCAATCTCTCTCTATTTTGTCGTAAGGTGAATATTCCCTTTGATGTATATGGATTTATTGATACAAATGGTGAAAAAGATTTTGCTCTGGCAGGCATTGTCCGGCCAGCAATCACCCATCCTATTTTAGGTCACGTAATAAAAGATGGTCCCATTAATGATAACCGTAATGGATCCATTCAAATTACAGAAAATGATTTCCGACTGAAACAGTTGCTACACTACAAGATGGGAACAGCAGAGTTTAATTTTTCTGTAAAGAATCTTCTTCTTGTGGCAAATGGATACAAGTCCTCAAGAAATTATTATCGTGCAGGTAACTACAACATTCCTGCTTCGATGCAGTTAGGCGGTACGCCGTTGAACGAAACTGTTTTGGTCTTGCGTTCACTCGCAGAAGAATTTAAAAAGAATACTCAGGTTGAAATTCTTAATACAGTCCTACTCACTGATGGCGATGCATCAACATGTGGATATTATTACAGAGATAATGACAAGGTTAGTTACAGCGGATACAAGTCTCGTCAACGTGTAGTAATTGAAGATAGAAAAACTAAGAAACAGGTTATGGTATCAAACTGTGGTGATAATTCTACTCTCGCCCTTCTTGAAATGTATCGTCAACACACTGGATCGCGTGTTGTTGGATTCTATCTAATGTCAGGGAGACATCATCGCCGTACAATTTTAGGTACTATGCATAGAAATACTAATGATTTCAATCAGGAAGCATTTGATACACAATATGCTGATGAGTTTACAAAATACAAGTATTTCGGTATGAAAATTGCAGGATATGATGCATATTACATGGTGCCAGGAGAGGAGTTGGAGGTTGAAGATGTGGATATGGCTAGCACCCTTAAAAGTTACAAGGATGTAGTATCGAAAGGCTCTCTGCTTAAGGCATTCAAGAAAATGCAAAATACAAAAATGATTTCACGGGTATTCTTGAATAGATTTATTGAACAAGTGGCATAATATTCTAGTCCTACGTAAGTTGTTGTAAAATAAGCACTTACGTAGGGCTTGACAAATGATGTAAATGGCTGTATATTTATAATATGAGAACGACACGATATCATTCAAGCACATAGGAGTAAACATGACTAGACTCATTGATGCCCTTCGTACTACAGGAAAGACGGAATTTTCTCGCCCTGAAATTCTCGGGGTGGCGCGAAAAGTAAGTGAAAATCCTAATACATTTCTCAATAATCCTGCACACAAGATTGCACGTGGCGTTTATACTATTGAGACAACTCCGGCCAAGGTTGAGATTCCTACTATGAATACTGCTTCTGAAATGTACCTTGTTCAACCAAAACTTAAGGTTGAGGTATCAGACATTGTCCCTGTAAAGGACAAGACGTTTGTTCCTTTTGGTTTCTATAAGGATCTGTTGACTATTCTAAACAGTAAGATGTTTTACCCGGTGTTTATCACAGGAATGTCAGGTAATGGTAAGACCACTATGGCGGAACAGGCATGTGCTACTCTGAAGCGCGAATGTATCCGTGTGAACATTAGCATTGAGACTGATGAGGATGACCTCATTGGGGGCAACACACTAGTGAATGGCAATGTAGTGAATCGTGAGGGACCCGTGATCATCGCCATGAAGCGAGGGTCAGTGCTTATTCTTGACGAGTGTGACCGCGGCAGTAACAAGCTCATGTGCCTGCAGGCAATTCTGGAAGGTAAGCCCTATTTCAATAAAAAGACAGGTGAAACAATTTATCCCACACCTGGGTTCAATATCATAGGAACTGCCAATACCAAGGGTCAGGGCACCACCGATGGTAAGTACATGTCAGCACAAATTCTGGACGATGCCTTCCTTGAACGATTTGCCATCACCGTTGAGCAAGAGTATCCGTCCGCTTCGGTTGAAAAGAAGATTATCATGAAAAAGATGGAGCGCGTGGAAAAAGTAGATGAGGATTTCGCTGACAAGTTGGTAGCGTGGGCAGAAATTATTCGCAAGACGTTCAAGGAAGGTGCCATTGACGACCTCATCTCCACTCGCCGTCTTGAACATATTGTAAACGCCTTTGCCATGTTTAATGACCGCTTGAAGGCGATTAATGTCTGCATCGCGCGTTTTGACGAGGACACCAAGACAAGTTTCTTGGATCTGTACACCAAGGTGGATGCCGGCGTAGAAATGCCAACCACAGAGAATGAAGTAGAGGAAACAGTTCCTCCTTCCTTTTAACAGGAGAGTTAAACATCATGTATGGAATTGACAAATACAAAGAATTGACCTTGACGGCAAGTGCATACAACCGAAAGGTGAGTGTTGAACTCCCCAAGGACAGTGATGCCAATACATTGTTTGAGGCATTTAAAACCTTGATGGTAGGTGTGACGTTTACCGAAAAGGCATTTGATGATGCAGTAATATATTATTTTTATGAATATGGATTAGATAAGGATAAATCACGTTAAATGATTTGCCCCGCATGTAAAGCCGAAAATATAAAAAGTCATGTATTCATACTTACAGTTTTCTCAGAAAACTCAGGTGAAGTATTTCAATATTTTGACGAAGAAGGAAATTGGCATAACCATATTGATATGGTGAATATCACCACCTATAGATGTCACAATTATCATTATTTTCAAAAGATTGAAAAACCTAAATGTTGGTGTATGTCACAGGAAGGAGTAGTAGAAATATTGCCGTATGAACCTACTGGTGAAGAAAAAGCAAAATGATCTTGACAAAAGAACAATTATTGTATATATTAAAGAAAGCATATGCCAGAGGCGTCTGGGAACATGCAGAACAAAAAACTAAAACGCGAGTTAACATGAAAGATCCATATAGGATTTTATCTATTCCAGATTTCATCGTTGAAGATTTAATTGAGGAGAACACACATGGCTAAAATTGTATCACCCCGATATCCTACGTTTGTTGTATACGAGGGGTATGACAGAAATCTTGCTCTTGAATCTGTAGGGGCGGGTTGGACATCTCTTGTTAATGAAATTTTTGATTTCATTGAGCAGCAAAAGATTACCAACACTCGTATCATTCAGGTCAAGGAAAAGTGGGGCGGGCTTCGAATTTACACCGATAACATCAATGACTTTCTAGATACAAAGATTCGTGATGTCGAAAAACGTAGCTTCACCATTTGTGAAGTATCCGGCGCTCCTGGTAAGCTCCGTAATTGTAATGGATGGTATCGCACATTGTCGGAAGCTGAGGGTGGGCAGTATCCTGTGGTGCAGGCATAATGGAAATTGATTATCGCTATTCTGAGGATACAATCTTTCGGGAAATACAGGCGTACATTAATAAGACCTACACCCAACATTATTCACGAAATAAATTTCAGGCATCTGAATTCATTTTTGATAATGGACATGGGGTTGGGTTCACAGTAGGTAACATCATGAAGTATGCACAGCGATATGGGAAAAAGAATGGACATAATCGGGATGACATCTTGAAAATCATTCACTACGCTATTATGTTATTACATGTACATGACACTTACATTGAGGAAAAGCAACATGAAGATTAGTTCCAAGACGGTATCACTATTACAGAGTTTTGCACAAATTAGTCCTAACCTTTTGGTTAAAACGGGCAATAAATTGGCAACTCGTAATTCAGTAAACAGTATTCAAGCACGTGCTGTGGTTGAGGAAACATTTCCTCAGCAGTTTGCCGTGTATGATTTGGGTCAGTTTTTGACATTACTATCACTGTCTCAGACGCCCGATATTGAGTTTCATGAAAAACATCTTGAAATCAAACATGGCGGGGGCGTCAATCACCGATTTAATTATGCAGACGAGAGTCTGGTAACGGCTCCTGCAGATAATCCGCCTCAACTTGAACATTTGTATTCATTTAAACTCAGCGCATCTGATATCAATATGGTCGTTAAGACGGCTTCTGTTGTGTCTGCTACAATGATGAATATCGTATCAAAAAATGGCAAGGTTATTTTAAGTGTAAATGATCCAAAGAATTCAACGGCTCATTCATTAACTCAGCCCTTGGGAGAAAGTGATATGTCGTTTGATGTGAAAATGGCAATTGACACATTTAAGATTGTTCCTGGTGACTATACAGTTCATGTGTCGTATGCCATTGCCAAAGCAGGCAAGGTATTAGTATTTTTCTTTGAATCTACCACTTCTGAATTAACATATTTGATTGCAGCCGACGCCACTTCAAAGGTATAATATATTATGGAAGTAAATCGTGAGCAGTTTCTTTGGGTTGAAAAGTATCGTCCGCGGAAAATTTCCGATTGTATTCTTCCGCAATCATTAAAAAATACCTTCCAAGAGTTTATTGATAAGGACAATATTCCTAACATGCTCTTGGCAGGCACAGCAGGTACAGGTAAAACTACGGTGGCACGGGCTCTGTGTGAAGAATTGGAATGTGATTATATTATTATCAACGGTTCTGAGGAATCAGGTATTGATGTTCTGAGGACTAAGATTAAAGATTTTGCCAGCACAGTATCATTTGCGGGCAAGACAAAGGTTGTGATTCTTGATGAAGCTGATTATTTGAATCCTAACTCCACACAACCCGCCCTTCGTGGTTTCATTGAAGAATTTAGTAAGAATTGTCGTTTCATTTTCACATGTAATTACAAGAATAGAATCATCCCGCCTCTACATAGTAGAACGACTGTGATTGATTTCAAGTTGACAAAGGATGACAAGCCTGTAATGGCAACAAAATTCTTCAAGAGATTGACAGATATTTTGAAAGAAGAACAAGTGACATTTGATCCAAAGGTGGTTGCTGAAGTATTAAATAAACATTTTCCTGATTATCGCCGAGTGTTGAATGAATTACAGCGATATGCATCTTCAGGCAATGTTGACGTAGGCATTCTCAGTCATATGGGGGATGCAAACATGAAGGAATTGATTGCATCTCTCCGAGAAAAGGACTTTAAAAAGATGCGCAGTTGGGTTGTCAACAACATGGACAACGATCCGAACATGTTATTTCGAAAATTATATGATACGTTATTGCCTGAAGTATCTCAGGTTCCCCAGTTCGTATTATTGTTAGCTGACTATCAATATAAAGCAGCATTTGTAGCTGACGCAGAAATTAATTTAGTGGCATGTTTAACAGAAATTATGGCGTCATGTGAGATGAAAAAAATACTATGAATCTTATTCCCGATTCCTATTCGACATATGTGACTGCCCATGAAAAAGGACAAATCGCAGAACTAACGGCTCAGAAATTTTTCATCTATCGAGGTTGGGAGATGTCAACTCCTGTGAATACATCCTCTCCATATGATTTAGTGATTCGTCATCCCCGAACAGGAGAGCAAAAGCTGGTACAAGTAAAGGCATTAACTAGTAAAAATAGAAGTATTGAAACATATGGTACAGGAAATGGTAAGGACAAGGGGTCAAAAAGAAGAAAGACAGATTATGCCAAAATTGGTATTGATATTCTTTTTGGGGTTGATGTTGACACTCCAGATAATGTGTATCTGTATCCGTTAGATTTCTATCGGGGAAAGAGTAGTATCAATGTAGATAAAAATCCTTCGCATGATGTTGAATTCATCACAGAACGAGGATATAGAAACTATAAGATGTTCGAAGAAACTGCCACATTAGACTTAGTGACACATGATGAATCTTGATGGCGAAGAAATCGTAGAAGAAAAAATTGAGGAATATAAAACTCCGAAAATTAGTCCTTTCGATTTTGTGAATGCCATTCATTACTCTAAGGATGCACTCATTGTTGACGATTGGAGTGAAAAACAATATAATCCGTTTATTGTAAACAAAAGTTTAAGTTTCGGTCCTGATACTGTCATTTTCGCCAATGAAATGAACAGTCGTTCCCATTTAGGCAAACACCTGCAATTCACTTTTCTTATAAATAGTGTGAGACCACGTAAAAGATTTAATAAGTGGTTAAAGGCTGAAAAAGTTGAAGATGTTGAAGTGATTAAACAATATTATAAATATAATACTGAAAAGGCACTTCAGGCATTAAAATTACTGACGCCAGAACAAATTCTCACAATTAAAGAAAAATTGAACACAGGTGGATTGACAAATGGCACATGATTTAATTAACATACCTTCTGTTCCTGGGTATGAACCACTAGAAGTTAAATTAGTAAATGCTGATGACTTCTTAAAAGTTCGGGAAACATTGACACGTATTGGTGTTGCATCACGTAAGGATCAAACACTATATCAAAGCTGTCACATCTTGCATAAGCAAGGACGATATTTCATTGTACATTTTAAAGAGCTGTTTGCGTTAGATGGCAAGCATGCTGATTTATCAGACAATGATTTACATAGACGCAATACAGTTGCACATCTTCTTGAAGATTGGGGATTAATTGATATTGTAAATGTTGATATGTGTGAAGATACTGCTCCTTTATCCCAAATCAAAGTACTCGCATTTGGTGAAAAGAGTAGTTGGAATTTAGTGGCAAAATATAATATTGGAAAAAAGAAATAAGACTTGACTGTAGGGGTGTTAGGAGTTATATTTAACTGTAAGATACGCCGAAAGGGTATCACTAACACATTCGCTCAAAGGAGGAATTATGACACGTACCTATACTTTTAACGCTGCATCTCTTAACACACCATGGGCCATTGGCTTTGATAGTCTCTGGGACCGGTTTCATACTATTGAATCGGCTAATAGTGTAAGCAACTATCCCCCATACAACATTGTTAAGCATGATGCTGAACATTGGAGTATCGAACTTGCTGTCGCTGGATTTAAGCGCAGTGAATTAGATGTAGTAATGGCAGAGGGTGTCCTCACCATTACTGCCAACACGAACAACACAGATGAAGATGTGGAATATGTTCATCGTGGATTGGCCAAGCGTGCGTTTACACGAAAGTGGACATTGGCCGATGACGTAGTAATCAATGATGCTTCACTTATGGATGGTGTGCTAGCTATTAAGCTGGAACGCATCATTCCAGAAGAAAAGAAGCCACGCAAAATTGAAATTTTGTAATTAAGTAGCATCCTCCTAACCCCCTACAGTTGAGTTTATTATGATTAAATGTATCAAACTAATTACCGGCGAAGATTTGATAGGTGATGTTGAGGTCCAAGGGGACACACTTACCATTGAAAATCCATGTGTGGTTGTGCTTATCCCGACACAAGAACATCAATATTCTATTGGTCTTGCGCCATTTCTGCCATTCGCGGCTTCCAAGAAATTTTCTTATTCTCGGGAACATATCGTATTGTTGTATGAGGCAGCCGACCAACTGAAGAATGAATATAATAGGATTACCGGTAAAGGAATCATCATGCCTGACCGACCAAAGCTAGAACTCGTATAACATAAACAGGCCTCCCGAAAGGGAGGTTTGTTGTATCTTGACAAAAGTATATCATCATGTTATATTACATTCATAGCCCGGAGGAGGTTGAATGAAGAATTTTTACACGAATATCTTGCAATATGGTAATAAAATTCTTGTCCGTGAAATTCGTAACGGCAAGCGGGATAATCATCGAGTGGAATTTCGTCCCACGATGTTTATCAAATCACAAAACAAAACAAAACACACAAGTTTGTTTGGTGACAATTTAGAGCCTATTCAGTTTGGTGATATTAACGATGCAAAAGAGTTTATAAAGAAGTATAAGGAGGTGGAAAACTTTCCCATCTTCGGTAACACCTCATTTGCCTATCAATACATCACAGAAAAGTATCCTACTGAAATTGATTATGATATTAGTCAATTAACAATTCTGTCTTTAGATATTGAAACTGCTTCAGAAAATGGATTTCCGAGTATTGATAATCCTATTGAAGAAGTCCTGCTCATCACGGTGCAAGATAATAACACGAAGAAAATTACTACTTTTGGTGCAAAGAAATTTGATGTTGATAACATTAAGCACATCACCAATAAAAATAATTTTGAATATGTGAAATGCCGCGATGAAGCGGATTTGCTGTCTACATTTCTTCACTTTTGGCAAGCAACAATGCCAGATGTTGTGACAGGTTGGAACACACAACTATTCGATATGCCATATCTTCTTGTCCGCATCAAGAGAATATTAGGAGAGGATAGGATTAAGGAGCTTTCACCTTGGCGTATTGTTAATGAACGATATATTACACGAAATGGTCGAGAATTTCTCACAGCTGATATTTTCGGCGTAAGTAGTTTAGATTATCTGGATTTGTATAAAAAGTTTACATACTCTACTCAAGAAAGTTATAAACTTGATTACATTGCCCAGCACGAGTTAGGACGTAAAAAGTTGGAAACAAAATATGAAACGTTCAAAGACCACTATACGAATGATTGGCAATCATTTGTGGAATATAACGTTATTGACGTAGAGTTGGTTGACGCTCTTGAAGATAAAATGAAATTGATTGAATTGGTTATCACAATGGCATATGACGCCAAGTGCAACTTTAATGACATTTTTTCGGCGGTGCGTACTTGGGACTGTATCCTTCATAATCATTTGTGGGCAAAGAATATCATTGTTCAACAAAAAGAACATCACGAAGGTAGAACAATTGCAGGGGCATATGTAAAAGAACCCGTACCAGGTAAGTATGAATGGGTTGTGAGTTTTGACGCGGCATCGCTGTATCCTAGTATCATTATGCAATATAATATGAGTCCGGAAACAATGATGTCAAATACATCTTTGGACATCTCCCCTGAGAAATTGTTGGATGGCAATACTACCCATGTCAATCTATTGCATGAACAGAATGTGACGATGGCTGCCAATGGATATTGCTACACTACCGCGCATCAGGGATTGTTTCCCGAAATTGTTGAAAAGATTTTTAGTGAGCGGGTGTTTTACAAAAAGAAAATGATTGCATCACAACAAGAGTATGAAAAAACAAAAGATGTTGAGCAGATAAAATTGATTTCTAAGTATAACAACATTCAAATGGCTCGTAAGATTCAGTTGAATAGTTTGTATGGTGCCTGGGCAAATCAATACTTTCGTTTCTACGATGACAGAATTGCCGAAGGTATCACTTTGACGGGACAATACATCATTCAACATATTGGTCGTGCTTTGAATGAATACTTGAATAAAACATGCGGTACAGAAAATATTGAATACACATTCTATTCAGATACAGATAGTTGTTATATCACATTGGATACTCTTGTCAAGAAGCACTTTTCAACTCATGATAAAAATAAAGTAGTTGAGATTATTGATAAATTCTGTAAAGAAAAAATTAGTATTGTGTTGGCGCGGGCATGCGAGCAAATTATGGAAGTAACAAATGGGTTTGTTCCAAAAATGGAGTTTAAACGTGAAGTAATTGCCGATACGGCTATTTGGGTTGCCAAGAAGCGATATGCCTTGAACGTGTATGATAGTGAAGGAGTGCGATACAAAGAACCGAAACTGAAAGTTCAGGGATTAGAAATTGTTCGAAGTAGTACCCCTGGGAGTATTCGGGAATATCTTCGCAATACGGTAAAGTTGGCACTTACAAAATCGCAGGATGAAATTCAACAATATATTGCTGATCTTGAAATGAAGTTTATGCAAATGTCTCCTGAGGAGATTGCATTCCCGCGAAGTGCTAACAACATGAGTAAATATAAATCAACTGCCAACATCTATCAAAAGGCAACTCCATTACATGTTCGTGGTTCATTGTTGTATAACCATTATGTTACAAAACAGAAGTTGGATAGGAAATACGAACTGATTAAAGAAGGGGATAAAATTAAGTATTTGTATTTGAAAGAACCGAATCCTATTAAAGAGAACAGTATCGCATTTGCAACAACATTGCCTAAAGAGCTTGACTTACATAAGTATGTTGATTATAATACAATGTTCGAAAAAAGTTTTATAGAACCTATGCGAACCATTCTTGATTGTATGAGTTGGTCACCTCGTAAGATTGCCACACTAGATGATTTATTTTAAGGAGATGTTATGTCATTAATTAATAAGTTGCGTAAAAATTCTACAATTCGTGAAACCGAAATACTAACCGACTCAAAATTCTTTACAGCAAAGGATATGATTCAGACGCCCGTGCCTATGATTAATGTGGCACTATCGGGCAAGTTGGACGGGGGGTTGACCCCTGGCTTGACGGTATTTGCCGGCCCTAGTAAACATTTCAAAACTGCCTTTGCCATGTTGCTTGCCAAGAGCTACATGGACAAATATGAAGATGCTGCCATTCTATTTTATGATTCTGAATTTGGTGCACCTGCAGGATACTTCAAGAGCTTCGGCATTGACACTGACCGCGTAATTCATACTCCTATCACAGACATTGAACAACTGAAGCATGATATGATGTCACAGATTAACAACATTGAACGAGGCGAACATGTTATCGTCATTGTTGACTCAATTGGTAATTTGGCGTCTAAGAAAGAAGTAGATGACGCATTAGAAGGAAAGTCTGTTGCAGATATGACACGTGCCAAGCAACTTAAAAGTTTGTTTCGGATGTGTACCCCTCATTTAACCATCAAGGACATTCCTATGGTTGTCGTGAATCACACATACAAGGAAATTGGGCTGTTTCCGAAGGACATTGTATCAGGTGGTACTGGCGTGTATTATTCCGCGGACAACATTTTCATCATTGGGCGTCAACAGGAAAAGAGCGCCGAAGGATTGACAGGATACAACTTCATCATCAATGTTGAGAAGTCTCGCTTTGTCCGTGAAAAGAGTAAGATTCCTGTTGAAGTATCCTTTGAGGGAGGTATTAGCACATGGTCTGGATTGCTGGATGTTGCACTTGAATCAGGACATGTTGTGAAGCCAGCAAATGGGTGGTATCAAAAGAAGGGAGAGGAAAAAAAGTATCGCCAAAATGATACAGATACAAAGGAATTCTGGATGTCTATTCTTGCTGATGTCACATTCAGAGATTGGATCACTACACATTACTCTATTTCCAATTCATCCTTAATAGCGGAATTTACTGATAAAATTATCCAAGAGGAGTATGAAAATGTCTAATTCTAGTTACATTGTAAAAGAAAATATCGAATACGCCGATGTAAACACGGCAACTCATTATATTGAAATTGATAGCGGTCCCCTACAGGGAACATGTTTTACATTTGGTACGGTTGAATTTACAGGAGAAGATGCAGAAGGAAATGGCATAATTAATTTTGATTATAACTTGATTCATCTCCCAGAAACGATTATCTTACAAGAACGCCGAGAAGAAATTGAGGGCAACATTGGTAAGATTCTTCAAACTATCATGGAGCAGCAAGTGGAAGACAAGCGAAATATCTCAACGGAGAATGTAAATGAAACTGGAGACCCTGATACTGAGCAACCTTCTGAATGATGAAAATTATTTACGAAAAGTTATTCCCTTCATCAAAGATGAATATTTTATAGATTCAATAGAACGAAAATTATATTATCACATTCGAAACTTTGTAGATGAGTATAACGCTTCGCCTAGTGTTGAGGCGTTATCCATCTCATGTCAGAATGACAAGACGTTAACTGAAGATGAGTATTATCGCATCACTTCTGTTCTTGAAACATTAACACAGAAAGAAAACAACATTGAATGGTTACTCGTTGAAACAGAAAAATTCTGTAAGGATAAGGCGGTGTATAATGCCATTGTCCAATCCATTCAAATCATTGATGGAAAAAATGATAAACTCACATCTGATGCTATTCCAGAAATTCTGAAGGATGCTCTTGCAATTAGTTTTGATAACAGTGTAGGACATGATTATCTAGAAGATAGTGAATCTCGGTTTGATTTTTATCATCGGGTTGAAGAAAAGCTTCCGTTCGATTTGGAATTCTTCAATAAAATTACAAAAGGTGGATTATCGAAAAAGACATTGAATGTTGCACTGGCCGGTACGGGCGTAGGTAAGTCATTATTCATGTGTCACATGGCGGCAGGTGCCTTAAGTCAAGGCAAGAATGTATTGTATATTACAATGGAAATGGCAGAAGAAAAGATTGCTGAACGTATTGACGCAAATTTGATGAATGTCACAATGGATGATTTAAAGAATCTTCCAAAACAAATGTTTGATGATAGAATTACACGCATTCAGAAAAAGACTGAAGGTAAACTCATCATCAAAGAATATCCTACGGCGTCGGCACATGCAGGACATTTTCGCGCATTGCTAAATGAATTAAGTTTAAAGAAAGATATTCGTCCAGACATCATCTTTATTGATTATTTGAACATTTGTGCAAGCAGTCGCTTCAAGATGTCAGGGAGTGTAAACAGCTACATTTATATCAAAGGTATCGCAGAAGAACTTCGTGGGTTAGCAGTTGAGTTTAATGTCCCCATCATGACGGCTACACAGACTACTCGAACTGGATATTCAAATAGCGATGTAGAATTGACAGATACATCAGAATCATTTGGTCTTCCAGCAACCGCTGATTTTATGTTTGCGTTGATTTCTACAGAAGATTTAGAGAAATTGGGACAGCTTCTCATTAAACAATTAAAAAATCGGTATAACGATCCCTCACAGCACAAAAGATTTGTGATTGGTGTTGATAGAGCCAAGATGAAGCTGTTTGATTTGGATATGAGCGCTCAAAAGAGTATTATGCAAGAACCTGAAAAGAAAGATTACAACAATCGTCCGAATTTTGTGTCCTCTAAGACATTTTCTCGAAACTTTGAAAATATTAAAATATAAATAGTGAGTAGTATCTTGACCCAGGGGGAATTATGTATCTGGCTAGTAAGCTACACAAAGAAATAGAAAAACATTTCCCTCCTGATGATATTATCGGGAGTGAGCTAACATATGGCCAAATAAGTAGAAGAATGAATAAAATTCTTCGCCCTTTGGGGGCCAAAGGAAAAATTGTGAGAGATGTTAATTTAAAGAATACCATTAGTTCTTACCAATATTATTCCTTTTCGGGACATTATGATACAGAAGAAAAAGTAATTCCTATTGTAATCAATGCTCATTTTGCGCCCAATAAAAAAAAGTTTCTATTTACCCGAGCACGATATAATGGATTCATGTTCATGTTATCACAAACTATTCAACATGAATTCATTCATAAGAGTCAATATGAATTTCGTCCAGAACATTCAGACAGATTAATAAAAGTATATCACTCGGATAAGTTATCAAAAAAACGGTTGAAACATATAGAGTATTTGAGTACATGGTGTGAGATTGAGGCATACGCCCATGACATCGCCATGGAAATTAATCAATACTACCCAACATCAAATCCTGCAACCATTTTAAAATATATTGATGGGCATAGAAAATTGTATAGTTACAAATTTTATAAAGATGCCTTTAAAGGGACCGAATGGGATAGATTGAAAAAATCATTAATGCGTAAAATCTGGCGCTGGATTCCCTGTGCACTGGGCCCCACCCCATCGTAAGTTGTTGTAAAATAAGCACTTAGCCAAGGGCTTGACAAATTGACCAAAAGGTGTTATATTTAAAGTAAGGAACATAACTCAACAAAAAAACCGAGGGTACGACAATGACACAACAGCAGGTCCTCAAAAATGAGGAAGTCACTGTAATCGAAAGATTCTGGGCAGTTTTGGATTTAGATGAGCAAGAATATCTAGACCGATTGGCCAGTTTCGGCGAAGGATACTTTGACCTTTCCATGTTTTTGGGTGATGAAAGTGGTGAAATGAATGTAGTAAAGGCTTGACAAACGGTACGATATGTGTTATCTTTAAGATGTAAGTGAAAACTCTAACTTTCTCAGGAGAATATATTATGCGTAATTCAGACACGGTCAACTTCATTGGTTTCTCGACAGGCGGCAAGGGCTGTAACGGCACGAAGGTTCGCTTCGCATGCGACATGGTTCGTCGCAGTAAGGTACTACAGAAGATTGGCGCAAATGACATCGTTTGGCATTCTTTGCCTAAGGCCATGATTAAGGCAGATGCCGTCAATTATCTGCTGCAGCAATCTGTTTCTCTGAGTCTCGATCAGGTTCAGCAGGAAGCAGTAGCACGTGCTACCAATCGTCTGATCCCTAAGACAAAGCCGGCTCAGGCGACTACAAAGAATAAGTAATTATACTATGGTTGCATGGTTTACCCGCCCGCCATGCAACCTTTCTTGAAAGGGGCGAATACAGGAGATTTATCATGTCACAAAATGAGCGTTTAATTCAGTATCTTTCAACCGGTCGTACCATCACCTCAGCACAGGCTCGCTCACGTTTCGGCGTTCGCAACCTCCGTGCTCGCGTGAACGACCTTCGTAACGACGGGTTCTGCGTCTACACGAACCGTACTAGCACTGGTACTAACTATCGTATGGGAACCCCTTCTCGCGCTATCGTTGCCGCAGCCTACAGTACGGCCGGCAGTTCCATCTTTACTGGCTAAGAGAAAGTAAACATGGAAAAGGTGATGAGCATCATGCATGTTTGGTATCAACTTCCCACGGCAGTTGCCTTTACATACATGGTGCTCTCACCTACCAAGTTCTTTAAACAAGTGGATACTTATGTGTTGAGAGAATCTGAAACAGAAGATGAAACTGAATATACCACTGAATTTATTTGTCAGGGAGAAACTATGGAAGATATTCTACGAGATGAGCGAGTCCTGAATAATATTACCATGATGATTTCTAATGCGAAAAATTCCAATGTAAAACAGCTCTGGGAAGTGAAAAAAGCAGAATTTGAAAGGGCGCTTCGTTGGAAACGCAATACTCTATACAACTAACAATGAATACGATGCATCTTGCTTTTGTAAAATCCATCGGTGAAGGTATAGCACAAGGATATTCCATTAATTGGGAATCTTGGACTGAAAAAGAAACCAAAAGAATTCTAAAGGAAACTCAGTTTTCCATAAAGTTTTATGAAAAAATGTTCAATGAGTTTGACATAGACAATGCAGATCATACAATGGAAATGTTTGAAGATGTACTTGAAAATTTAGTGTCAGGATACACATTACTATCTATTCTTAATCGAAAGAAGGCGGTAGATGAATTGTTATCTAGTGTGTAGTATAAATAGTAGTGCCTTTATACTCAACTGACTAAAAATATGGCAGGACTAGCCAAGCAAAATAAACATTTAGAACACCTAGAAGATGACATCATCAATCTAGGATATAAAGGCGCCCAACAATCCATTGCGTTTGTTGAGGCGCTTTTGCAGTTGTTTGAAGGAAACAGCAACACAGGGGTGAACGTCACGGTGAAATGGGACGGGGCTCCCGCAGTAGTGTGCGGAAAAGACCCAGAAACTAAGGCGTTTTTTGTGGCCACCAAACATGCAGCGTTCTCTAATAATCAACGGTTGTCCTTCGATGAATTTGATATCGAACTTCATTATGAGGGGAAAGCTGGATTAATCAACACCTTGAAGCATGTGTACCGTGAACTCAAAGACTTGGGTATGACTGAAGTCCTTCAAGGGGATGTGATGTTTACTCCTGACAAAAAGAAGATGCAGACCATTAATGGTGAAGAATATCTGACATTTAAACCAAACACCATTGTGTATGCCGTCCCATCTAAAGATCCGTTGGCAGAAAAGATGAAAAATAGCAATCTTGGAATTGTCTTTCATACTAAATATTTAGGCACGGGACCGGTAAATACTTTATCTGCCTCGTTTGGTGTTGACACAAGCCGGCTAAAATCTAGAACCGCCTGGATTGAGGATGCGACATACAAGGACTTGTCCGGAAAAATGACGCTGACGGCACAGGAAACTCGTACGGTTAGTACAAAATTAGCCTCCGCCAAAACCAACGCCATAACAATAAGAAAATTTCTTGACGAACTATCTATGCAAACCACCGATCTGTCGGTTGGTTACATGTTCAAGATATTCGTTAATGGGTTGGTTCGCGCCAACACCCCAATAACTCAGCGAAGCCTTGCCG